AGGGATCGATGCTGGATGGCAAGCATATCCCTCCACACTTCCCTTGGCGTTATCTTCTTTAGTTCCTTCTCACGCTCCCTGATTGCGTTCTTAGCCCATGCTAACTCCAGGGCTTCCTCTTGTGTCAGTACATGATCACCGGTCTTAGTAGCTTCCTCGATGCTCTCTACAGCAGCCTTGCTCTCAGTGAGAGAAGTGAACAGCCCAGCTAGGTCGGACAGGTGTGAGCCTGATTCCTTAACTGTTTTAATCCCTGCGTTAAGAGTCTTTAGGACACCTACTACTGCGGTAATCTCAGCAATCATTCAACTGCTACCCACTCTTGATTGTCCTCATCCCACTCATGCGCCCCTTCTTCTGGGTAAGGTACAGGGCAATCCCAAAGACAAGTGTCTTCGTTCAGTGTCCAGCTAGGGTAAGGTTGTGGGGAGATGAATGCATCACGGGCTTCATCATACGTGTAGCCTATACCTGCATAGTTCTTGCGGAAGGGTGTGCCATCTTCAGAGTGGACACCACCGTGCGTGTTGTAGCTAGTGCGCTTTGCTCCGTAATACAACTCCCAATCCCAGTCCATCTCACCTTCGTCTTTGCCGACAAACACCTGAGTAACTATATTGTTGTCATCTAATACTGCGTAATGTGCCATAGTTATTATCCAAAGGTTACTGTGTCAGATGGGCCAGCGGCTGTGATTTGAATAATATTGTATCCAGTGCCGCCAGAAATAATTGTGCTAGTCACACCTGCGGTTACTGTTGGAGTTGCGTTATCTGGATAAAGTATAGCAATAATTCCACTTGCCCCATTACCTCCAGTTGCTGACGCAGCATTTGGAGTTCCGCCACCACCACCACCAGAGCCAGTATTAATAGTTGCATTGCTACCAGCAACATAAGAAGCTCCACCGTTACCGCCACCGTTTTTCCCCAAACCCACATTACCTACAGGGTTGTTATAAATACTGTTCATTCCACCACCACCACCACCAGAACAATCTTTAACTGTGACTCCATTTAATACAATGTTAGAACCATTACCACCGTCACCTGCTTTAGTAGTATTAGCGTCTACACCAGCAGAAACAGAACCTCCTCCACCACCACCGCCAAAGGGAGATTGCCACAAACCGTCACCACCAGAATTACCTTGACCAGAGGTTCCAGCTGCCCCTAGCTTGTTTTGGTATCCACCGCCGCCACCAGAGCCGCCAGTTTTCCCATTGGCGTTTTGAGTACCGCCAGCACCGCCTCCCGCTGGAGAAGCAAACGTGCTAAATATAGAAGCACTGCCATTAGTAGCATTGTCGAGGAAATTATTTCCTCCACCACCTCCTGAGCCAATCGTAACTTGGTAAGCAACACCTGCGGTTAAAGTTTGAGTTGCTTCTAATCTACCGCCTGCTCCACCACCTCCTGCTCTTTGACTTCCACCTCCACCGCCCCCAGCAATAACAGCGTAGGTAGCAGAGAATGGGGCAACCCCACCGCCACCGCGACCGACAGCCTTGCCGACAGAGAATGCACTTACATTCGCGCTAATCATTACAGCACCAATGCGTGTATGCCAGTGGCAGTAGTACCTGTGTTGAGGACTCGCTTGATAGAGCAGATCAGATAAAAGTTATCAGGTACAGCTACTGTACGAGACACGCCATCCTTGTTGTGGAATGTGACGTTGCCTTCGCCTTCAATGTACAGGCCGATAGCAATGTTGCCAGCACCTAAGTTATCTGCACCGTCAGCAGGAGTGACGGGAACCATGTCGTAAACACTGCCATTCAACTGACCGCTTACACCTTCAAATGGATTAGCCATTGTAGAACCTCTTTAATTTATTTAGCGACCCAGCCATTTGCGCTGGTGCCTGTTTCTTTAATATACAAAGTAGTGTTAGCACCACCGTCATTCCTATACCACACAGAACCTATGCCAGCAGCGAGTGTACCTTCAGGGGTTCCTGGCCCCGATCCCTCATAGTGCATAGGTGGTTTAGTGAAATCAATCTGCGGCAAGTTGTCAGTTCGATAGTTGTCCTTAACGATACCTGTACTTGGGATTGTCTCAGTAACATTAGCCTGTGAAATCCAGAACTGCTTGTAGCTTGTTCCGACAACATTGGTTACTGTTAGACCCTGCACTTGATACCACATGACTACACCGCGAGATGACGCAGTGTCAGTGGAGCCTTTAACATCGTAAGTCTTGACGTTATCAATGCACACATTGCGTGAGTTAGTAGCCCACACCGCAGCTTGATATGTCTCGTAGAACATAGAGTTGTTTACTGTGATGGATCGAGAATCCTCAATGCCCACGCCGTTTCTTTTTGCAGCCCTAATAGTAGCATTGTTGATTACTACGTTTCCTGCCTCAAACATCTGAATGCCATCTAGGTCTGACGTGTCAGATATGACGTTGTTCAGGTTGATATCGTGCGTACAGTATTTAACCACTGGAGTTCCACCAGCATTGCCAACACTAGCATCTTCAGAGATGTACTTGATTGTATTGCCGCTAACGCTGTAGATAGGGAATGATCCGTTAAAGCCTGCATCACTCGCGCCAGACATGTTGATCCAGCCATCAGCAGCAAACAGTGTGCCTGATATGGCCTCACCTAAATCAACTGTAACCATTCTAACTGTGACGTTAGATGTGCCAGTAGGCGCTACGTTTATCACCTCGTCAGCAGCAGAAACATCAGTGCCGCCGCGAGTCCATGACGTAGTGTTCTCTGCCCTAAAGCCATAACCACAGTTAATTGCACTACAGTTAGTCAGGTTCGTGTTTCTCTGTGGCGCATGTATTCTAAAGCCCATGTTAGAACAGTCTCTAACAAAGCAGTTAGTTAGCTGTGCGCCAGTGTTATAGGCCAGAGTAATACCATTGCCAAAGTTGTTACCATCTGCACGACAGTTAGACATAGCCAACTCAGGCGCTAGACAGTAGAACCCATTGTCATACGTCCAGTTAAATGCGTTGCATGAATCAGCAACCACCTGGAAGCCGCCAATGTAGAACCCTGTAGCTGAAGTATTAACAGAACACCCGCGCATGTAAGTGTACGCAGAAGTAATTAATATTCCTCTAGGCACCCCGACGTTGCCGTTTTGCGCCCATGACCGTGAGTTGTATACAGTGCAGTCAAAGATAGAGTTCTGTAGCTGTGAGCTAAACCCTGTCCGTGTCTCAGCAATAACGAACCCTGACCAGCCATCTTTAAAGTAACAGTCTCTGATTCGCGATCTACTAGCATAGGCAAAGTAAACGCCGCCAATACCTTTGCTGGTAGCGGTAACTGCACCATCAGCAACAGGGGTAGCTCTCTGCCCGTGGAATGCAATGTTCTCAACGTGCATCGAGTCATTACCATCTGCGTCATTATCATAGTAAGCCTGATTGATCAGGATAGATGTAGACATCGTAGCTAGGGTTGTACCTGCGCCACCCTCTTGCAAGATAGTTGCCTCGACACCATCACCATATAGCTTAGTGTTAGACTTGATGCGTAACGTGGTATTAATCAGGTAGGTTCCAGCAGGAATATACACATGACCTTGCAGGTCTAGCGCAGCCTGAATAGCAGCACTGTCATCTGTAGTACCGTCACCTTTAGCGCCAAAGTCTTTAACATTGTGCGGCGCTCCGTCGATCATTCTGTTGTGGGCAAGTGTTAACGCCATGTTTATAGCTCCGGCTTGGTTTCAGGGAACGACTCTGTAGAGGGCCACTGCCTTAGCGATTCCCTATAGGTTATGTGAGCCTCACGCTGGGGATGATCTATTAAAGGTATGATCCAGTCTGTGAATGCCAGTTCGTTATCGCGCCATTTACGCGCATCTGCCTCTATCTCAGCGGCAGTTGGCTCAACAGACTCATTGACCATCTTATCTTCATACCAACCATCATACTGAAATCTAGTCAGGCCGTTGTCTAATACTGTTTTACTTATTGGGGCAGTCATTATTTTCTCCTTAACTATCTAGCCGAACTAAACAGCCTGCTTGTCTTGAATCAGCATGTGTAGTCCCTACGCTTGACGCAACAGTAATAGTTAAGCTGTTTTCAAAACGCACACAGGCTGCGGGATTAACAAGAGGCGCGTCAACATTCGGCAACAACTGTTTAGGGTAGTAACCACTACTTCCTGTATAATCAACAGTCATGTTATCTGGGTTTCCTACTGGTGCGCTTGAAGTACCAGCGTCCATTGCGGATTGAGGAGGAAGCGCAAACAATGTACTACCAACACTTATAGTTTGATTTAAAGTTACTAGTGAAGGTAACCCTAAATAACCTCTGGAGTAGTAAGACCCTGCCGCTGGAGCTAAAGTTACTGTTGTTGCTACTCCATCTACAGTAACTATAAAAGTAGTAACTAAATTAGCAGTGCCGTTTGGCGCAGCTCCCCCAAAAGCATATATTAAATAACCGCCTTTACCGCTAACGCTGTAGATAGTCCTGTGTGTGTTCGCTACAGAATTAGTGTCTGTAAATGCAGTTAACGTATTAGTGTTATAAAAATAGTTACCATATGCTCTAAAAGCATTATTTGCCCAAACACCTACACTTTGAAAATCAGCATTAAATCTTGGCATCTTTGCTGGGTCGCGATTTAAACTGTCTCTACTTCCTATTACTGCCATGTCTATAACCTCTTAAATAGTTGTCCAGCCAATGGTGCTATCCACGTAGACCAACTGTGCTGCGTTATTCTGTGGCAGTTGAGCATCTCCAGCTACCGAATTAATCTTTGAGCCGTTACGACCTACAGTAATTAATGCTGCCCCTACGTTCTTAACAGTAACAACATCACCTACTGATGGACTAGCTGGGAGTGTAAGAGTAAACGCAGTAGTAGCATGATTGCCTACAATCTGATCGCCAGACAACATAGTGTAGTTGGCAGTTTTTACTAGCCAGTCGTTATACAAGCCACCAACTGTGGCAAAAGACAAAGTGCCTGAACCGTTAGTTATAAGTGATTGTCCTGCGCTGCCGTCAGTGACAGCAAGTTTTGCAATTGTAACACCATCATCAGCAATACTTAGAGTTACATCTCCTTCAGTACCGCCGCCCGCTAAACCTGTACCAGCATAAACAGCAGTAATGTCACCCTGCACATCAGTATTTCTTATGAACTTGCGTACTTCAATAGCACTGTTCAATGGGGGTGCTTCAGAGAATGTAACCACCAAGCCAGACAGCGTGTAGGAACTAATGGCCTGCATGATTCCGTCTATGGTTATCTGCAACAATCTACCTGTTACCGGCGCAGTGCTTAGGGTAAACGCTTGCGTAACACCGTCACCCGTAAACGTGTCTTCAGTCAGGATCGTTACTTCTTGAGCCTTCAGGTAATCAACGGCTTCAACCGCACCCGTAGAATCGAACGCTAAGAGCCTGTGAGCGCGACTATCGGCTACTGGTAGCTCCATATTGATTGTGCTGGGATCGACCTGAGGACGGCGTACAGTGCGTTCTATGTCCGTTGTACCCTGCTGTAGTGCTAACCACAGTGCATCGAAGTCACCGTTAACGTCTAATGCTAGGAAATCACCGCTGTTCTGGTAGTTAGTTGTACGCGCTAAGTCCATATCTAGGTATATGGCTATCTTGTCACCAGTAGCTGCACCGCTGTTTAGCGTGACATTACCACCGTATGAGCCTATTCCGCTCAGGGTGTAGTCATTGCCAGCACCCAGCGTCAATACTGTACCGTTCTTCAGGACTTTTATGTCACCATCGGCTAACGCGGTAAACGTGTACGGGAATACCGTCTGCCCACTTGTGGCAACATAATCGTTCCTAGTTGTTGCTGCTGTTACTGTCATTTCTGCACCCCAATAATTGTGCTAATTATACTACATACAAGGTTATAGATCATTCTGAAAGAACCTCGGCCGGAGTCTGACCTGGCTCCCACCAGTAGCCTTGGTTGTATTCTCTCATTCTGCGTCTGCGAATCTGGTTAAGGGTCTTCTCGTAGTCAGGGTCTGCCATAGTTCTCCAGTTATCGTAGAACGAATCTA